TTTTGATTTCTCTAGGTAAATTACGAATTGGCTTTGCCAATGATTCCACAGGAATTGGCTTTGCCAATGATTCCACAGGAATTGGCTTTGCCAATGATTCCACAGGAATTGGCTTTGCCAATGATTCCACAGGAATCGGCTTTAATTGCATTTTTGTAAAATATTATCAAGTGAATCTAGATCAAAAGTAGACAACCCACAATCAAGTCCCTTACTTGCTTTGGCCTTAATAGTTTCAAATCCGTTGTTTTGGGCAACCTTAATATTTGTCCTGTGGTCGTCTAATAACACAACACACTTTTTATTATTAATGTCATATTTATCATTAAGTAGATTTAGAAATGTAGATTTAACTTCTGCTGTATTTTCGGCTGTCTGTGAATAAGAATTTGGGTTGTAATAGAAATCATCTTCGTGATAATGGGGTGTTGTCAAACCAATGTTGTCAAGATTTACGTCACCTACGTATTTTACAGGTCTTGCTGTATTTAATGCTAATTTACATCCATGTGATATACATTTGTCTATGAATGGTTTAGGATTACCACAAGTAATTGTATAATCTATATCAAATGCACAAACACAATTTACTTTGCCAATGCCTTTAGCATTATTGGCATTATTGGCAGTAGTTTCTTCAAATAAATCTATATCTTTTGGGTTTATTTCACAACCAGAACACCATTTTTTATAAATATAAACAAATAACATTAGTATTATAATTGCTATTATAGTAAATCCGATAAATCTATTTACTTCAATATCCATTAATTACAACTATTGTTTTATTTTTTAAAAAATTCACGCGAACTTTAACGTCTAGATCTGCGTCGTCTACTACTTCTCCGAGGTTTTGAAGATTTTGATTTAGACATATGTTTCTTTACAACAGATTTCCACTTCATGTTACCAAAGTCCCCGTTTCTGTACTTAACACCCAATGATTTCATCTTGTTAGTGTGAACTTTTAGATGAGAAGGTGTGGGTCCTTTAGATTTGCGTTTAGGGGTAAATGACACTCTTCTCCCGTCTGCTGTTGTAAATGTTACCTTTTTAGAAGATTTGCGTTTACTTGTTTTACGTCTACTTGTTTTGCGTCTGTATGATCCCATGTAATATAATATACTCTGTGATATTTATTTGAGTTTTAATTCTCACAAATTAATTAATTAATTACTTTCGTAATTATTTTCAAAGAAAATTATTTTATATAAATAATAATGACTAATTCGAAACACAAGTCCAGTAAACGCAAATCCAGCAAACACAAGTCCAGCAAACATTCTTCTAAAACCAAAATTAAGCGAAAATCAAGTAAAGTTAAACGTAAATCAAATTCTAAAATGACATGGGAAACATTCCTAAAAAATAAAGATTCGAGAAAAGCATTAACAAGATCTTGGAGTTCTAAGAATCCACAAAAGTATTATAAATCAACTATAGTTAAGTTAGCAAAGAAATATTCCAATAAGAAATAATGCGATTTAATTATATTTTTATTGTGTAAATATATATTAAATGGGGATAGAATTGAACTATTATTATGGTGGATCTTATGTATATTTTAAATTATCTAATATTATTGAATATGCGGATATAGAAGAACTATTTAGAATATTATCTGAATTGTTAGATTTAAATAAACAGTTCGTATTTTTGTTAGATGGGAGGGATGTTGAAGAATTTCCAACATTTAGTGCTGGTTATTTTATTATTGCATGGATGAAGAAACATTATCCAATTATTCCAAAAAGACTTATGGGTTCAGCAATAATATTAAAGAATGATACTATAATTTCTATACTAAACTGGGTTTTTAGTATACAAAAACCAGTAAGTCCTAACATAATATGTAACGATATCAACGAAGGTAAAAATTTTATTAGAAATATAAGAATAAATAAAAATATTGGTACTATACAATGTCTTTACAGCCCTACACTCGACCCGAAGGAGCAGTCCAGTCCCCAAAAAGAAAAAGAAATACTAGAAGAGCAGAAAGAAAAAAAGAAAAAAGGAATGATATGTTAGAGAAGAAAAAAATGGATTTATTATACGAAATAGCAACACTTGATCCTCAAACATTTGACGGACAGGTAAGAATGGACCCAGATCTCTTAATACAAGAAGAAAAAATTAAACAAGAACCAACAATTGCGAAACAAACTGGCTTTTTTGGTTATTTAAAATCTTTTTGGATCGCATAGCGATTTTAGGTAGATACAGGATTAGCTTTGAAAGTACAATCTTTATTACCAGAAATAATTATTAAGGTATCATTTAAAGTGTACCCAATTCCTCCACTATTAATAGTTATACCAGTTACTACTCCATCAGTAGTTGTTATATCTACTTTACAATTAAATTTACCATATTGTTGCCCAGTTCCTCCAATAGTAGAAACATTGGTCAAGTCTGAATACCCAGTTCCCCCGCTTTGAATAACTGCTCCTAAAACAACACCATCAAACCCCTGTAACAGTATATTAGAGGGCAATCTTTCCTCTTGTTTTGTTTTTACGGCCTTAAATAATCTAACTCCAGCCCAGCCCATTAACATTATGCAATTTTTTAATTACGGTAATATTGTTAAATTTAAAAATTGTGTAATGTTAATGGTTAAGTTTGTCTTATCAATTGATGGAGGTGGTATAAGAGGTGTAGTAGTATCAGAATTTTTAAGGCATTTAGAAGAACACTTTTGTATCAGGGTATATGAACATTTTGATATGTTTGTTGGTACATCAACAGGTTCTCTTATAGCTGCTGGGTTAGGATATTGCCAATTTACTGGAGATGAATGTTCTTCTATATATAACTACGAAGATGCAAATACAACCATGCCACAATCATGGAAAAATAAAATAGTAGGATTATCTGGTCTTGTGCCAAAATATGATGGAAAAGGAAAGACGGCAAATATTAAAAAATATATAACAAAAACAAAAACTGAAAAAGATGTAGTAATTCCATACTATTCGTTAATTTCCAGAAAACCAATTATATTTAAAAGCTGGGACAATCCACTAGAACAGAATATTCAAGATATAATAGATATGTCAAGTGCTGCACCAGCTTATTTTCCAGCCGTAATGACTGATAAAGATTGTGGCATAGATGGTTCATTATTTGCTAATAATCCAGCAGACATTGCATACATGGAAGCATTATCTAGATACGGACTTAAAGAAGATATAAGAATATTGTCTATTTCGTGTGGAAAAAGTATAGTACCTACAAGAAACTTAAATTCTTATACAAAAATTGGAGGATTTCAGTGGATGCTTAACGGAGAACTGTTAGATTTAATAATAGATTGTCCTCAAGAAGTCGTCAATAATAAGGTCGATATGGCTTGTAAAATATTCAAACACAAATACACTAGAGTTTGTGGAAGTATTGAAAATTCTAGTATGGATGATGTGTCTGAAAAGAATATAGAAAGATTAAAAGATATTGGGTTAGACTGGTTTTTAAAATATAAGGACACTATAAATGAGTTCTTTCGCATACAATCAATTGAATCCACCACCACCGCCACCGGCTAACAGTATATCAATTAATGTAGCTTCTGCTGAAATTTCTACATTAGTTGCATCTACACCTTCACACGCCCATATAATGGGATTACCTATCCAATATGTAACCATTTCTTCATTTTTAAATTTTAGCTTAATAACACAAGAGGAAATTAGTATTGATTTTTCTTTGGAACCATTTACATACCTAAATTTTAGTAATGTTACAACAGATCCTTCACCAAAAATAACTGTACGATTAAAACACGTACCTACTGGGACATTCTTTATAATTAATGGACCAGTAAGCTGGGAAACATCCAAAGGTCAATTAATTTTAGAAGATACTGATTCTTCCGGTAATCCATTACCGAATGCCATTTTAGAAATAGAACCAAGAGGAACACCAGAAACACCAACGAATTATACCAATTTTTTAGTAGGTAGGGACGAATCTGGATTCGTTGCAAGAGCCATGACCTAAACTTTTTCAAAGTCAAACATGTTTGGATGCAAAGCATCTTAAACTTTTTCAAAGTCAAATCCTGTGGATTTGGATGCAAAGCATCTTAAACTTTTTCAAAGTCAAATCCTGTGGATTTGGATGCAAAGCATCTTAAAATTAAGATGCAATAGGATTCTCCAAAGTATTATATTTAACAGAATCTCTGAAAATAACAACAATATAAGTACCAACAACAGTTATTGGTGCAGATACTGTTATTGTTCCTGTATTAAACACCACATTAATAGTTAGTCCATTAGTTCCTAAAACCTGAAACATAAACATAGCACCAACAGAAACTTCAGTTAATGTTATTGTTACAGCACCACCAGTTGTATCTGTCTTTATAAAATTAAAGGGGGATCTAGAAAACTGAATAGTAACAGATTCAGAAATAATTGTTTTGTATTCACTTGTAGGCCAAGCAGACATAATAGAACCAGTACTAACAACTGCATTTTTGTGATTTACAGAACTGATTGTTAGTGGACCAGCAGGTGGTGGGTTCATATCATTCCAATTATCAGTGTTAGACTTAGACATTACTGTTAAATAGTTATATTATTATTTTAAAAATAATATAACCAATTAATAATATGCATAAAAATACAGTTCCACCTTTGTTACCAAGTACAGCAAATTATGGTTCGTTACAAATAAGTGGACCAGGACATTTTAAAGGTTCTAGTCCAGTGCTAGACTGGAATATCCGATATAATAAAGGTAATACTTTGGAGTTGGGGGACTCGGAGGTATTATTAGAAAATTATGTTATTGAATATTATGATACACCTTTTAATTATATTGATATAGACACCTCGGTAGCAACTTCACAAATATTACAAATCAATAATTCTCCCCCTTGTTGGTGGTTCGTTAAAAACAGCTCAAGTTTCGATATTACAATATCACCTCAAATTAACGGAACATCTAGTTATGATTCAACAAATGAATTCGTTATAACTAATAATACTACTTGTGTACTTTGTATAACACCAGGGAGCCCCCCATTAACAGATACACTTCAAAATCCTACCTGTATGAAATTGATTTGAAGTAAACCCGAAGGTTTACACTGATTTTATAAAGGAAAATAATAATCACAAGCATAACATTGTTGATTAATAAATGAAATTATATATTTTACTAGATCATAATTTATAAATTCGTTTATAACAAAGGAACTATTTAATGAATGTTTCTTACAAAAAACACTGTCACATTTATTACAATTCGAATATATTTTACAATCGTCACAAATAGTTCTATCACATCGAATGTAACTTATTGATCCCTCGGAACACATAATAGTTCCTTTGTTAACCTTACAATAAGAACACATTACCAAACAATCATAACATACAGTCTCTTTATTGTAACAATTATCATCATAATCGTAAGTCACTTCCGTCTTAAATTTATTACAATCTATACATTTATCACAAATACCAAAGTCCCCAAAGTCCAAATCACTTAATTTCTTTTCAAACCTGTTTTTTTTAATTGGATATTTACTTTGTTTATTAGGTTTCTTAAAACACCCTCTCTTTTCAAATCTTTTTAACTGTCTAGAATTCATTATTTACGTTGATTATGTTAATTGTTAAAACCCAAAGGTTTAAATTTAATACACCCGGGTCTGAAAGACAATCGGATTACTTCATCAAATCATCATACTCATCCTCGCTTTCACACAGTCCTGCCAACATCTCCTTGTTCCTCTTTTCTTCTGCCAAAGCCCTCTTTGCCTCATTCTCCTTAGCCTTCTTCATCCACCCACTAGGCCTCTTAGTCTTCTTAACCCGAATCTCCTCAACTGGTTTGACATCTACTTTCGCCTCAGATGTGTCGACCACAATCTGGTTATCATCCTTCCATTCCTTCATCTTCTTGTCCTTCTTGGCATCCGTAAAATTCTTCTCCTCAATCCCCTTCTTGGCCATAGACTCGCGAATGTCATAATCCTCAGATGCCTCGACGTATTCCTCCTCGGTCAGCCCATTAACCAACCGCTCCTCATCTTGATCATCGGTAAGCTTGATATCTTTGACAGAATCTTTGTCGGAATCTGTATCAGACTCAACCTTTGCACCATCGGAACCCTCATGCTTCTTCCAATGCTTGCTGTGTTTGAAACAATACTTGAACTCAGCCCCATCAGGTTGCATCATCCTTCCCTTTTGTTTACAATTCTCTCCGTTGGCACACACCGCATTACACTCTGCAGTATCCTCAGTCGGCTCAATAATGATTTCATCCTTCTTGGGAAGATGGGTCTTGCAAAACTTCTCGTTTTCCAAAGCACGGTTCCTACAATCCTTGCCTGCCTTTGTTTGGCCAACACACTTGGGACGCTCATCCTTGTCTGCCTTTGCTTTTACAACCTTTGCCTTAGCACCCTTAGCACCCTTGGCATCTCCAACCCCCGGAAGGTTTAGGATACCGGTAGCTACATGAACCATACACTCATTAAACAATTCGATTAGCTCGGTTTTATCAGCCTCGGACAGGTTGTTCTTGGTACAGAAATCAAAGACCTTGGACATCTGAGTAGGTTGAGCTTCCATTTTCTTATTTTCTTATTTTCTTATTTTCTTATTTTCTTTTGGAATTCTGAATACTTTGGTTTTACTTGCTTTTAAAAACCTCGAAAGGTTAAAGTATTTTTGTTTTTGTAAATTATCGCGGAGTAAAATTGAATAGGAATTTCAGAGCTAGGTCCATTTCCTTATCAACTAGGTTTTTTGTTGAAACATTAACTATCTCTGAATACTCTTTTATTAAGGGTTGATCATCCAATTGGTACTTCATTGCTAATAGATAACATGTTGCACAAAGCAGCTTGAGTTGAGATCTAGAATAGTTTCCAAAGCTTATATACTTTTTAATATAAGTTTTAGCAACTATACAGACACTTGGTTCGTCATAGTCATAAAGTTTATTAATCTTGGTATCTATTACCTTTAGTATACGATCGATTGAGGTGTCCAGATCCATTTTTACTTTACCCACTTGGGGGAAGCCCAAAGGCTTAATAATTATTAAAAAATTTATAGTCGCGCCTTAATCTCTACACCCTTTGCTTGGTCCGACTCATCCTCGTCGTCATCTTCATAAATGTATTGGTACTCACAATCGGGATCCTCCTCATCATCATCATCACATGCTTCCCACTCACCCCAAACAGTCTCTCCAACCCCTTCGTCGTCATCCTCGTAGGTGTACTCGTAATAAAAGTCGGGATCCTCCTCATCATCATCATCACATGCTTCCCACTCACTCATAATCTCCACTATCGGGTTGTTGATGTCAATTATAACCATATTTGAAATTTGCTTAAAGGGTTGAATAGTTATTCTGTTTTACTTGCTTTTAAATCCGCTGATGCGGTAAAGTATTTTTATTTTTGAAAATTTATTAAATTGTGTTAATAAGTTAATAATAAATAGGTTGGTCTTTGCCAAAATACAACCCTTTGTTTAATTTATAATAAATGGTCTTATCCATCTGGGTTGATCTCGGTTAGTCCAAAAATTCATCAATTTCCCATTTGACATTTTTTGTTTTTCTCCAATGTAAAACAACTTGTACGATGTTGTACAATTACCTCTTTTGTATTTATCTGGCATAGCTAATGGGAATGGGGTAAAAGATCTTAAAGGTATATTTTTAGGAAAATTCTTCAATACGTCCCTCAGTTTTGAGTCGGTCAAATGAATTTTCTTAAAACGATACGTATACTCTTTACACAAGTCCACAAAAAGGTTATAAAGCCATGCATAATTTACAATAGACTCTCTAAGCCATATAGAACAAGGATGATTAACATGGGTAGATTTATATAAAACATCGTTCAAGTCGTTATCCAACACCCAACGTTTTGTTTTTCGGCCAGATTTACTTAATTCTACAATTTCTTGACCATCTATTATTCTGTGAGCTGTAGACAACAATTGTGCATATTCTATTATCATTTTTCTGACATGAGCATCTATGTGTTGTTTAGCACATTTTTTAGTTAAAAGTGATAGTATAAAAATATTCATCGTCGCTGTAAGATTTTTACCCAATTAAGGAAATCCCAAAGGACTATTTTCTATTTTAAAATTTTTTTAAACGCTTCCAATTTTTCAAGTTTTTTCAATAACTCTTCCTCACTTTCTTTATTAGATGTTGCACCAATTTGCATCAAAGTTATTCTTATTTGTTTCTTTATCTCTTCAATCCTATTTAGTCTCATTCGTTCTTTGCGTTCTTTTGTACGACCCGTTATATTTGAGTATTGGTGCATGTTGTTCGATTGTTTTTTAATGACCCTTAGGTCACCCGAAGGTTTTTATTATTCATAAAGCAAATTTATACAGATTCCTTAACACCATCACCAATAACAAGATTGACCCCATCAGCTTCGATAGCTTCAATAACTTCGTCAAGGTGACTCTTCGTAAACATCCAACCACCTAGTGCCTTATTCCACTTGCCACCATTCTCACTTAAAGTGTTCTTGATAGCAAACGTACTACCCGTAACCAAAATACCCTTTTTGTAAATGTTCATTTCAACCTTTCCGTCATCAACCGGTTTCTCATACTTTGGTTTGACAGGGGTTTTACCCATTTCAACAACCTGGGTCTCCAAAGCCTCAACGCGTTTAGTAAGCGATTCAACCAATTTCTCCATATTTGCTTAATTTGGTTAATTTGGTTATTTTGTGTTAAATAAGTATTAAAATATTAAGGTTGTTTAATATTTGAATAAAATTTTGAATAATATCTACGTACTATTTAGATGAGAAGTACGGTCCTAAGGAGTCCCCGTTTATTCGATTTAGAACCAAATAGAGCACCAAATAGAGCACCACCTCGTAGAGCACCACCAAATAGAGCACCACCAAATAGAGCACCTCGTAGAGAACGTAAAAGGTCTTTTGACGACATAGATTACGAAGACAGGTCTAGTACAGCAATGGTAAAACAAAACAATAGTTGTAGTTTGGAAGATAAGAGGTTGGTGGATTCGATTATGGATGATATCAAATTGGATTATGTTGAAAGTGATGAGAATTTGAAAGATTTTTATAATGATATATTTGGTGAAGCAAATCGCGAATCAACAGTTATTCAAAAATTAATGAACAGTAAAACCAAGATAGACTTTTCAAACATAGCTATGGCTGATAGGATCCTCATGATAGAATATACATCTCTTCAAGCTAATTTGGCAAAATATATGTACACCATAGCGAACCCGTTTACTGCATGGTTGGGAAAAATCAAAAGATTGGATAATGTTTTTACATTTAAAAAAAGTCAAGCATTAGAACCGTGGATGTTAGATACAGAATGTATCAAGGAGTGTGAATATATGGAAACTATGTATTATGAAAAGAATATGGAATTAATAAATGCTATATCAAAAAATGGAGTTAGTAAAAGAGAGATAGACGAATTGTTAAAAGAGACTATTACACTGGGGCAAGCTTATATTGGGTGCAGAGTCCAATGTAAAGAGAATATTGACAAAGAAGGGGTTATAGCATCTGCGGTTAAAACAGTTCAGAGTATTCTCAAATTTAAAAACCATTCTTTAACAACTTCATTTTGGTTAGTTTCTACTTTTACATATTATTATACGTTTCAAGCCTATTATGCAACCTATTATTTAGCCAACTTGGCTCAAGGACACCGAAATATTTTGAGATATGTTGGAAATAATGGATGGATTACAGGAATATTAAACAAAGGAAGAGAATTGTCAGACACACAGTTAAATTCAGCTGTTTATAGTTTTATCACTGAATCGTTTGGTATAGAATCAAACGTCTTTGCTTTATATTACCAAACAGTTGGGTCTTACGATGGAGTTGCCGGAACACAATTAACAGAATCACAAATAGATTTTATGGAAAACAATGTTCGAGGGATTGTAGAAGTAGGTAGAATGCCTCTACAACAAGTAGAACAAGTTGGGTCTGGTGTTTTAGCACAAGCTTCATATTATCTTAGATCCGCGTTGGGTAGAGTTGAACACGGAGCTGGAGTTATGACAGGAGGTCAAGACAGAGTTATTTTAAAAGGGTTTATGACCAAGTACTTGGATATCCAAGAATATTTTACTGTTGGGTTCAAAGTAAAGGCTCTGTTTACAGCTTCGACTTTATTTGCTGGTTATCTAAATTCCAAAAATGTTTATGCACTAGTAGGATGTATGAATGGGAGTATGTTTAGTAAACTCCAGGTTATGATGGGAGTAGCAGGAAGAGTTGGAAGTGCGGCGGCATTAGATGCTAATTCACTAATTTCGTTTTTAACTTCGTCAGCTCTTGTATATTTTATGTCACTATTTGTATTTTATATTGGTAAAGCAATAATAGATAATCCAAACATTACTGGTTATAAAGCAATCAAAAGTGGAGCATACGAAACAGCCTGGAAAGCTATTCCATCAGTTAATAATTTTGTAAATATTTCTCAAGATTTAGTACAAACTACTTATACTGGAGGAAGAAGAGTTGCAAGTAATGTTTCCAGACGGTTAAAAAGACCAGGATATTGTGAAACAAGTTATTCTGGAAATAAACTAAAAGTGTGTAAACATTGTGTAGACAATTTTAAATTAAAGGATCCAGACAGTATTGATCGGTGTATCCAGAGAGTTTTAGAAACAACATCTTATAGAAACATAAGTTATAAAGACGCCATAAAATCTTGCAGAGACAGAGGGTTTAAAGGAACTCAATTATCATATTGCATACGCAAACTAAGAGATACCAATAACGAAACAAACAGAACAGTACAAGTTTACGTTCCTGATTATTTAAGAGGTGATTATGACCCAGAAGAAGAGTTTGAAGAAGAGTTTGAAGAAGAATACGGTTTTGATTTTGGTAAAAATAAAATAAAGGGTAATACTAAAATGGTTAAACACAGAAACGTTCGTAAACCAAGAAAGCGAAGCGTCAAAAAAAGAAGCGTCAAAAGAAGCGTCAAAAGAAGCGTCAAAAGAAGAAGCGTCAAAAGAAGAAGCGTCAAAAGAAGAAGCGTCAAAAGAAGAAGCGTTCGTAAATCAAGAAAGCGAAGCATTAAGAGACGAAGAAGTTTTGGTAATGCATGGGATAGTTTCAAAGGGTTTTTTATGTCGTTAGATGCACACAAAGCTGGTGCTAAAGCCACAATCCAAAAAACATTCGAAGATAATAAATGCAATGGATGGAATGCAACAGAAGCCATAACAAGTGTGGATGCAGCAACCTCGAAAGGTCAAGTTAAAAAAGCTATGGAAGCTTTTGTTACCAAATGTAATAACCCTGTTCAACAAGTTCAGCTAGTTCAACAACCAGTTGTATAATCCAATTAACAACTGAACCAAACCCAATAAGAAAAAGAACGATACACGTCTTAACTAAATCAATGTAATACCAAATAGTGTCAAATCCCCAAACAATTTCAATAGAATAATTACTCCAAATTACAAAAGCAACAAAGAGTACAAACATAAACTTCAAACCTTTCTTAAGATTTGAAATTTCTTTGTTTTTCTCAATACACTTATTCCTCAATTTCTCAACTCTCGGTTCCCAATACCCTTCAACCCTGTTTTCAAGAGTTTCAATTTCTTGAATACAATCCTCAATATGTTCAATGTTATATTCGCTCTCTTCCTTTAACATCTTAATTTGTTTGATATATTCAACCTCTTCTTCTTTTAGAATTTCTAGATACTTGTCAATCTTGTTTACTACAGCATTGGAACTAACCAACATAGACTTCCTTTTGTAATCCCTAATCTGAACCAAAAGGTTTTCCTTAATATTTACCTTATTGGCTACTTCCTGTTCCTTCAACAACTGAGCCCTACCAATGTCCAATAACCCCTGTTCGGTCGCGAGTTTCGATTGGTAAAGTGTTTCCTCGGTATACTGGATACTGGGAACGTTGGTCGATTCAGAGATGTCCATAATTCCTTTGAATTCCTTTGAATTCCTTTGAATTCCTTTACTTACTTTTAAGTAACTCGAAAGCTTAAGTTATTTGACCGCATAGCGGTAAAGGTCATAGATACACAACGTCAAATTCCATATGACCAGTTGAATATATTATCTTTTTGATTCCAGATTTCTTAATATGGTTGTAACACTTCAAACAAGGTTTGGACAATTTCATTTTTCCCAACATATTTCCACACACAACCAATATCCAAGCATCTTCTGGAATGTCTGAACATTCAGAAATTACAGCAACCTCAGCGTGTATAACCCCATAGTTTACGGATATACTAATTGGGTTGAATTCACTATCAAACACGATAGCACAATGACGGGAACGTTTGAATGGACTAGTTAAAGCTGTTTCGTAAGCTTTGTAGGCTTCGTTTCTAAAAGATTTAACTGGTTCATATCTACTGTTATTAATTTCATATGCCACGTTATTCGTATTAGTATAGGGTCGCCTCATTGACTTTGTTAATAATGCTAAAGGCATTTACCCGAAGGAATAAAACCCAAAGGTTTAAAATTTAATACGCATTATAATTTGCTTTGCAAAATCTCTTCCATAACATTGTCATACGTTTCAATCCAATGCATTATACAATCCATTTCACAAGTTTCGTAACCCAATATTTTAATAATATTTGGAAACTGTTGGCTTCTTTTCTTGAGTTCAAAAAACTCTGTAACATACAATTCTATTCTTGTTTCCAAGTCAAAATCCTTTGATCGTTTAGACATATTTACCAAATCCAATGGTTTGAATTCGGTAGATTCGTCATACCATCCTGGAATCTCATCAACAAAACCAACACCAGGAACCCATATCGAAGCATAGGCCGATAATTCCTGGCTTGTAATAATTCCAAAGGAATTCGGGTCCCAACTTTGAGCGTTTGCTGATAATTTCATAGTGTTGTTATGCCTTTATAAGTGTTGATAACATAAGGTATCTATTAATTTGTAAATTTCTCACAATCCTTGTGAAATAAGAGTATGTATTTGCTTAATATCCATAAATAACTTAAGTCGTGCTTCGGTCATTCTGTTCTGAGTTAGGATTATGGGCTTTTCCATTTTGGCTTAAAACTGGAATAAAGTTCTATTTTTTCTACCTTTGTGGACGAATAGTACATATACAGCTAATGCAACAACAATTGCTGTTAACACCCCTCCACTTATCCCTACTATAGTACCAGTGGTCAAACCATCAGCTTCAACAACATCTCCACTAATTGGTTTGTTTGTAGGACTGTTTGTTGGTTTGTTTGTAGGACTGTTTGTTGGTTTGTTTGTAGGACTGTTTGTAGGACTGTTTGTAGGACTGTTTGTAGGACTGTTTGTTTGTTGGTTTGTTTGTTGGTTTGTTTGTTGGTTTGATGGTTTGTTTGTAGGACTGTTTATTATAGGGTCGTTACCGTCGGTATTAACCCATTTTTGTGCTCCAATCGAGGAATTAATAAACGATTTATATTTTTGAACATCTGTGTAAACACCAGGATAACCGTCTCTAGCACACCCAATCCCAGAAGATACAACACCATACAATACCCCATCTTTAAATATAGGACCACCTGAATCTCCCTGACAAGCGTCTTTACCAGGTGCAGAAGCACAAAATGCATTAGTTAAATCGGTACCTCCCTGGGTTGCATTAATATCGCATTTACTTTTTGTACTTACGAATACATTAGTTTCTAGTAATTGGTCTGAAGTGTTTCCACCTGAACTAGTTGTACCAAAACCAATAACAGTTAACTCCTCTCCGGCTTTTCCAGATATTGCTGTATTATTGAGCTTAAGTCTTGGGATGGAATCGAATTTCGGGTTATTTCTTATTTTCATAACGGTGATATCATTCGCATTGTTGTTCGCATTGTATCCATCACCATATAGATCAGAAACACTGGTTGAATCTAAACTGTTTATATCGGATACGTCTAATGTATTGGGGAATACGGTAATATATTGTGCAACCTCAGAACCAGTTGATATACAATGGGCAGCAGAGATTAAAGTATCGTTTTCTAACAATGCACCACCACATACAAACGTACCACCATCTGCATATCTGATTAAAAGATAACAAAACCATGGATAAATATTAGATTTAACTTGGGTTCCTCCAACTATCTTGTAACCCATTGATTTATTTGAACTTTTAACAGACAATTTAGATTGTAATGTTCTAGCAAGATCTCTTTTCATAGCGGGATCGGCATCTAACTTGATATGCATTTAATATAACCTATATTTTAATTGTAAAGCAATTAATTGTTAATTGTTTCTGTTTCTTTTACTGAGTTGTAAGATTTATTAAATTCTTTTAGTAAAGTACTATATAATTTTCCTACTAATTCTAATTCATTTGCTTTAAAACCACCTCTTGATGTACAAATTTCTAAACATAGACACATCTCATATAGACTAGAAACATCTATTTCTGTCTTTAACCCTAATAATTTATTTTTTACTTCTTCTGGTAATTTATCCATTTAATAACTTATAATAAATTTAATTTGTTAAATAAACGTATATTAATTATACCAAGATTGGAATTATTAATATAATTTGCTTTGCAAATAATACTAAAGGCATTTCATTTAAAGCCTTTCAGACCATATCCGTTGGATCCGATTTCCGAAGGAAATGTAAAACCTTTTAGGCCCTCCGCGCTTATGCAAGAAGACCGTAAGCTTGAAGTCTTGTAATTACAGCATTAACAGCTGCCTGAGTAGTTGCTGCATCACTACCAGGAGTTACAGCAGCACCTTGGGCTATAGGACCAACACCGTAGAATCCTAGAGTGTCAGTAGTTGCGTTTCCTAGAACAGTGTTTCCAGTAGTTGTAAGATCGGTTACTCCACTAAGTGCGCCAGCAGTTAGAGTAGCAGTTCCGTCGGTAAAGGAACCACCAGTAACAGCACCCGAAAAAGTAGCAGCTACACCACCAGTTACGGTACCAGAAGTAGAACTAAGAGCTCCGTCAGTAAGAGTTCCTGCAGTAACAGCACCCGAAAAGGTAGCAGCTACACCACCAGTTACTGTACCA